AGTTGCACTGCCATCAATAGTGCGAAGTGGATTTAAAACCGAAAGGCGGGTTGATAGCGCATCAACAACATTACCAGTTGCTTGAGTGGCAGACTGAACACTCGTTATTAGTATTTCATTCCCACTATATCTAACAACTACACCAACGTGTAATGAAAAATTATAATTACCAGAAACTTGCGGCCCTGTGGTATCCCAGTAATCAGTGCTGGTTGTTAATGTAATACCAGTGCCAGTTGTTGCGCTAGGGTCAAGTGTTGTCCCATGATCTTGAAACTTAGAGTAAGGCTGAAACGTAACGCTATTATCTAGTCGCTGGTCAAAGGTGTAAGTGCTAAGTTCAAATGTTGTAAGGCTCGTTCTTGTTAGCAGTCTAGGTGCAAATAGTGGATGGCATATCCACATAACATCGCCACGCTGTGTTGTAGTAATTTGCCTTAAATAATCCTTATCAAATGGCAAAGCATTACTGCTTGTATCTACAGTAATAGTTGCAACAAGACTTACCGTGCCATCTGTTAAAAGCTGAAAGCACCTTATTTTTCTTTCTTCAATTGATATGACATATTCTTCATTCTGATCAAAAATAAATGGGAACAAAACAGATGGGTCTGTTTGATTAACTGTTGAGTATTGGTAAATCGAATAATTTGCCTTACCAACAATATACATTTTTGTAGCATCAGATTTAAAGTATATACCTCTGGGATCAGTATCTTCTATTCTTGTATTAAAAGAAACATTATCATAAGAAGCCGTCGAAATATCCCATGCAGTAGAAAGAGAATACTGCGCAATAGTTGGTTCAACCTCTCCACTAATAAACATTTTACCGCCATCAGATGTAAAAAATAAACTTCTTACAGTTGTTTGCTGAGAGGCTATTGAAAAGAACTGAGTGAAAGTTGCTGTGGAAATATCCCATGCAGTAGATAATCCATACTCAAGAACTCTATCGTTACTATCGTCACCAATAAATAATTTTGTCCCGTCAGATTTAAAAAATAAACCTACCCCTACTGAAGTTTGACTTGAATATGAAAAAGACTGATTAAAGGTAGCAGTAGATAAATCCCAAGGTGTAGACAAATTATATTCATGAATGCTTGTAGAGCTAGTCCCATGAATATAAAGTTTCGTTCCATCATCCTTAAAGAATAATCCAAACGGAACTGTGTCTTTTGCTGAAATAGAAAGAGCAGTTACATAAGCTGCTGTACTTATATCCCATGCAGTAGATAGTGAATACTCTTTAACCTGATCTTGATCGCTATTAATTGTATAAAATCTTGTGCCATCAGGTTTAAAAAATACATCATTATTATCATCAACCGTAGAACCTAAATCAAAGCTAACTGAATCATAAGATGCAGCAGTTAAATTAGGATTAATTCCATCAGCAGTAAAAGTTTGTATTCCATAGTCATAGATATGTTTTAGGCCGTGTCTTTTCTTCAAAGACCCTTCAGCAGTAACTAGCATATTTTCTACGCGCTGCGCAGATGCAGGATACACCGCAGTATCAGTCCTCATTACTAATGAATCACTGACTTCTCCAAACTGAAAGCTGTTCTGAGCAACTCTAACTTTTTGCATCAACTGCGCCTTTCAGCAATAAACCTCGATGTGTGGAGTTTTCTGGTGGTTTGCTGTTGTGAGTCCAGACGCCTTGCCTTTATAAGCTGGCGCTCTGCCTTTTCCTCAAAAGCAGTTGCCAATGAAGCATCCCTAGCAACAGACATAGCAAGCATTGAAGCAACAGATAGCTCAACGCCAGTAATAAAATAAGAAGGCCAGTTAGCCTCGTCAGCCCTAAAGATATAATCAGCAATCACAGTATCGCTTGTCGTTGCATCACAGAACGCATTGCCTTCATAAATATCATATTCAATTGGCAGGTCTTGGATTGTAATCACTGAAATCATCAGAGAGTCGGCTGGCAGCGCATAAGAAGCATCCCACCTTGTTAAAGGTGCAGTACCATTTCTAGTAAGCTGCGCTTGTTTAGATGCAAACCTCCATCTTGTGCTTGTCAAAAGACCTTGAGCAATATCCTCATATACAGCATTAGCAACCGTTGCTTCGGCAGTAGAGTCACTAAATGAAGAAATAGCATCACCGCCAATCAGGAGGGATGCTCTCGAACAAATCAATAATGGTGTGTTTGCTATCGTTGGCATGGCAGTATGGGGGCCGAAGCCCCCATTCCCTTATTAGTCGCCGTCTGTTTCTGCAACAGCCGTACCATCAGATACGTCAACCACAGTACCAGTATTCGACAAAACAGTGACAAAGTTTGTAGTCGGAACGTTTGTATCACGGACAATAATCAAATCACGAACAGCAAGCATATTTGCTGCGTTATTGAAATAGTTCGTTGTATTTACATCCGCAATAGGATCAGCAGATGTGTACATCCAAAGACTACCGTTTGAGTCACCACCAACGCGAGTCAGTCCGCTTGCACTAAAAGCCATTTTCTAACTCCTTAGTTGTTGTCTAAGACTTCAAAGACACCATCGTCATCAATAACGACAGCACCCATTGACATCATAGAGGTTGCAAGATGTGAGACTTTTTCTGGAACGTAGTTAACTTCTGTCTGAACATCAGAGTTAATACCAAGTCCAACAGCAGTTGTGTGGTATGCAAAGTTCTTACCACCAGCAACAGCAGACGTTGAGAAAATCTTGAAGCCCAAGAACTCTTTCATTGTCATGCCGCCAGCATATGGCAGATTCTGCGGTCCAACAAAGTCAGAAGATGCAAACTCGTTGATTCCATACAAGTCAGCAAAACCAGCAGGAGACATAGCAAGATAGCGCTGTCCGTCTTCTGGAATATCTTCATTGCCGAATGTTTCAAACAATGACAACAGGTCTGCTTTTTCAAGAGCAGATGAAGTGTCATGAATTTGAGTGGCGTTAGCACCAGCATCCATAGCTGTTGTAATCAATTCATCAGTCTTACGACCAAGAGCAGCAGCAGCAGACTGCGCTACAGCTTGACGCTCATTGATGTTGATTTTCAATTCATCCAGCTTGTCAATGTACTCCGCAGCGTAATGATCCGTCATCGTTGCTTCCACATTGGTGTGCGCAAGGTCCATAGGTGTTACGTTACCATTGCGTGATTTAGTGCTTGCAGTACCTTTACCAATTACTTGGAAACGAGCAACTGAGCCAGTTACGTTCGAAGAGCGAACAGTGTTACGGAATTTGGAACCCATACGCTGATACGCCATGTGAACTTCTGTCTCAAACTGCTTGATAAAGGCTTGGTCAATTGTATTAGCCATTTATACAGTCCTTATGAGGTTACAGATTTATCGTCGGGTGTCCGCTCTCTCACGTCAGCAAGGGTATCCTTTCGGGCCTTTCAGTGCATTACGGGCCGTGATGCGCCATCGTAAACACTTTTTCTATTGGGATTGCAACGCACAAACTCAACATACTTATGAGAATTGCTTTCTATTACACCCACAACCTCAAAGCCAAGCCATGTTGCCCACTGCACCATAAACTCATAATCAGACAGGATTGTCATAGACATCATGTCTTGGGTCTTATCAAAAAAGTTGACCAGCATTTTTGAGCCACGCGCTATTGGCACAAAGTGATCTGCAAAGTCTTTGGAAAACATAGAGAACATTTGCGGAAAGTCTTGATCCTCATTGTACCAAAGACCACCCACCATTAAGAAAGACTCGCCCTCCTTACGTGCCAGATAGCACTCAGAGGATTCATACATTTCAATCAGAGCTTCTTCTATATCCAGATGCCCTAGAAGTTTTAGCTCCCGCTTGTTTTCTTGGCTAAGATTTAAAAGAACCTCTTCTATGTGGTGAGGCAGAAAAGGGGTAAGGTAATACTTGCCCCTTTGCAGAATCTTAACCTCATTTGTATATTTGCTGGAAGCCATCTGTGACTTGCTTAATGAAGTGTGGATCGCGGTCTTTCCAGTATCTTGGGTCATTCATCATCTCCCTGAGTTCTTTTTCGCTGGTTCCTGCTACTGCCTGAGTATTCCCAGCAAACGAACCATCCTTCATAGCTTCCATAATAGCTTCTAATGCAATAATACCCTCATGGGATTCACACATTCTTTCTATTGCTGGAAGTGCTGCTTCTGGAAAAAACTTATTGGCAAACAAAGATGCAGCCTCAATGCGCTGATCTGCATTATCACCAAGCATTTTTGCTTCTGCTTCAAGGTCAGGCATTGAGCCATTCATAGCTTCAGCATACATAGCAATGCCCTGCTCAAACTCTTCCTGAGAGTATCCATTCTCAAAAGAATGCTCGGCCCACCAAGATAGCAGCTTGTTATCTACAGCAGAAGATTCATCTATAGATTCTGGAAGCTGATAATCACCAGCCGTTTCTGGTCTGTCGCTAAATGCTTCGGACTGTATTTCTTCCATAATTCTATTGCGGATGTCTTCTTCCTTAGTGCCAAGTTTGGATTCAAGCTCCTTATATGCTTTGGCTAAGTCTTCTCCGCTATTGTATTTCTCTGGCAACCATTCTGGTCTTGAGGGGGCTGCTGCTTGCTCAACGTCTTCCTGAGTTACAAAATCGCGCCCATCGGCTTCTGCTACCTGTGCTGCTTCTTCACTCATTTGTTTTTACTCCTATGTGCATGAGCAATCCTTTGCTCAATCATTCCCACAAAATAACGCTGGCCCTCAAGATGACGAAGCTCTTCCGTAGAAATATTCGGGCCGTTCACCAACTCAATGGTAACGGATCGAAAGTATTTCAAAACTTCTTGACCTGTTGCGCTAGAAAATATCTGGGCAATATTCTGACTTATCTGGACATCTCTGTCCGAACTACGTTGAATACCGTCTATTCCAATATTAACCTTGTTGCTCAATGGGCATACCTTGCTGTTGTTGTGCCAGTTGCTGCGCTAACGCAGCTATCTGTCTACGCTGTTCTTCGTCACGAATCAAGCTCTCTGGCACACCAAATTTCTTAGCAAGGTAAATAGCTGTCTGCTCACCATCAATAAGTAGCTGCAACATTTCTGGCCCAAAGCCACCGCCAACCATCTCAATAAATCTAGCAACGCTAGAAATATCCTGATTGGCTTGCGCTTGAGCAAGGGGAGATACAGAGCGAACCTTAACCTCACGACCATTTATAGTCGGAACCTCAATACGCCCTTGTTTCTTGAGAATATAAATAACACGCTGCAAAACAGGCTGAACCAACTCAGCTTGCAATCTACCAAATGCAGCACCCATTCTTCTGGAAAGATCAGCCATTCTTTCTGCAATCTCAGTTGCAGTGGCAGGGGTTCGATCAGGATTCCCTAGCATATCGTTGTAAAGTGCGCGTTTGATATTCAATCGCATGTCACTCAACACAAGTTGCGCCACATCAAAGCGACCAGCAGCTTGAATAGGCTGCAATCCAGCAGACCCCATAGCTTTTGGTATTATAGTCCCTGGCACTAAGTTAATGGTATCTGGATTAATGACACCATCATCTTCCATTTGGTATATACCTGATATGGACATTTGGGCATTTTCAAGGATCAACTCAATCGTAAGGTTAGTTGTTTTAATAGAAGACAGAGCATTAATAAGAGGCCCACGTCCATAAACCTCACCAGCACACTTAGACCATCTAAAGCAAACAAATGGATTAGACCCAACCCCACTTAATTTCTTATAATGTAGTATAGTTTCTGTAGTCATACAGATTGCATAGTGAAGGTAGGATTCCTCATTCTTTGTTGAGTAGTCACGACAAACTATTTCAAGAACAGTTGTTTCCCTGTTTGCTCCCATTTGCGAAGTAACTTTGTTATCAAAGGTTCCATTCGGAAACATCAAAGGCAAATGGTCAAACTTAACCTTTTTACGCTCACGGAATACGTGATCTATTCTGTCGTCGGGGCCAGTATCAAGTACGACATGGGGTAGGGGAATTGCAGAAAAGTTTACTGGGTTAAGTGAATCGCCTTCCTCGACGCACAAAATACCAGTCCCGACAGCCAAATCCATGAAGGATTCATGGACTTCTTGGCTAAAGTTTGAGTTCTGAAGCACCTCAAAGACATATTCAGTAACTTCATCCAGCTCATTATCAATTGCTTCTCGTTGCTCTGGGGGTATTTCACTGCCTGATATTAAGTCTGCCCAACGCGCATAGTTTGGAACAATGCCTGATTGTAGGCGGCTTGCAAATTCTTGAACGCCAACAACAGCAGTTTCGTCAAAGATTTTTTCATCTCTGCGCTGTCCGTGTTCTTCATAGTAAAAAGATTCACGCTGCGGCAAAGCGTACTCATAGCACTCTTCAAACAGAGGAACCCACTGTTCCCGAAAGGCTTTCGCCTTCTGGTACTTTTCAATATAACGCTTTGCTACCTTGTCCATTAGTAATTGAACCTACCAAGAAATCCAGCGCCACCAGCGCGGAATAAAGAACGACGACCAGCGCCACCACGCATACCGCGTCTTTCTGTTCTTGCTTCTAATGCTTGTGAAATATCTTCCCGCTTTTGCTCTGCGCGTTTTTCAACTTCTTCACGCTTTGCAACATCAGCTTCTACTTGTTGTTCGGCTGCTGCCTGCTTTTCTCTTCTACTAGGACCAAAGCACATAACAATCTCCTTTTTGTCTTCCTATTCATAAAGAACAGAAAAGATCAACGCACAAAGATTACATTCTCGCCCAAACACTCTGGCGTTTTTTCTTGGGCGACTTACTAAACACATCGAAGTTTCTCTGAGCAACAACAGGTTTTAAAGGCTTTTGAGTATTCATCAAAGCCCTGCCCTCACCAGCACCTAAGAATAAATACTGAGCCGCATCGTGAATGTGGCTAAACATATTCTTGTCTGGTTTATCAGCATACCGCTCGCCAGATACTTCCATTCTCTTGTAGGAATAGCCACCCTCAAAGCCCTTAATAAGCTGAGAACAGCGCCTGTCAATTAAAAGTGCTGGCTTCCCTTCAACCATTTTGGTCAGCTGGGAAGAGACAGCCTCAAGTCGAAGGTCAACAGAGTTGGAAGGCGCGGGGAACGCCCTCAAGCCAGCACCGCGCAGAATGTGGAAAGGTGTGGATTCATCAGTCTGCGCTCTAAAATCACCAGCAGGATCACCATAGATTATAACCTCGGAGGCTGCCGCAAAGCGTATTGCAAGCTCATTCCTAAGAACTTCTGCAAAACGCACGATGCCCATGTCTACCGCTACTATTTCTGACTGCAAAAACCATCGGCCCCTGACCTTCTGACCAAGAACGGCGGCAGGAGTCAATCCAAAGTCTACGCCAACATACACTGGGGTATTGGCTGCTATTGGTATTTCTTCCTCTGCAATGTGAACTTCTGAGGCAAACATCGGATATACAGGCTTTCCATCTTGAATATGACCCAAGCGGTTCATAACATAAACATCTATCCATGATTTAGTCTTACCTCGAATAAGATTAGGATAATATGTCTTCAGCATATTCTTTGTATTCTCAGCCTTCTTATTAGGCTCGTAATCTTCTATCTCGCCTTCTTTGTTTTTTACTTCGAGCATTCCAGAAGGTTGGGTGTAAAAACTCCAATTGTCTGGCTTGACCAGCATCTTAGCTTGCTCACGCGGTATATGATCTGGGATTGGAACCTCACCAGCCATGATAGGCCACCAGTGATCCTCTTCGGGAGCGTTGGTATCGGCAATAACGCCAGTCCAAGAAGGACCGCCATCACGCATAGAAGGATAACGCCCAACACGCATCGTACAGGCATCAATAATCGACTTAGGAATCTCTCGCGCCTCGTTAATCCATATACCCGTGAGTTCAAGTGAAAGCAGTTTCTTAACATCTTCGGGCCTATCAAGAGCCAAGAAAAGAACCTCAAGGTCAATATCCCCCTTTTTAATGTGGTGCGTATATGGCACCGACCAATGAAACTTACCCCAATCATTCTCAGGAAACCAATCAAGCCAAGTCTTAATGGTCGTCGTTCGAAGCTGTGGGTTGGTATTTCTGATTATAGCCCATCGGCTTTTGCGTATTCCGTCTGGTCCTTTCTTCTGAACAAGAGCGCGGCGAAACACCTCCACACAACAAGCCACAGATTTACCAG